AGACCTTTCAACCCTACTTTTGGTGCCGGTCTTCGAGCAAGACTGTTTGAACAAATTGACCAGGCTACTTTTGAGGATATTAAAGATTCAATAAGAACCCAGATAGAGGCTTACTTCCCAAATGTTCAAATAGTAACACTAGATATTATAGGAAACCCAGACTACAACTCTATCAATATAAAATTTAGTTATCGCCTTATAAGATCAAATGAAAATGATTCAGTCACAGTAGCTATACAAAACGCATAAAAATGTTGAACCAGGTAGACATAAAATATTTAAATAAAGACTTTACTTCATTTAGATCTGATCTAATTGAATACGCTAAAGCCTATTACCCAACAGTCTATAATGACTTTACTCAGGCTTCTCCTGGTAGTATGTTTATTGAAATGGCTTCTTATGTAGGAGACGTTTTGTCATTCTATCTAGACAATCAAATTCAAGAGACTTATCTACAATATTCTAAGCAGAAAGGGAATCTTTATACTATGGCCTATATGTTAGGTTATAGACCAAAAGTTACTTCTGCTGCCACAGTGATGTTAGATGTTTATCAACAAGTACCTTCAATTACATCAGGCTCAAGTACTAGCCCAGATTTTTCTTACGCTATGACTATTGAACAGGCAATATCTGGTCAAGTAAAAACACAAACGTTCACATTTGCGGCTGCTCAAAGGTTTACTACAATCAATCTTCAAGATAGTAATATTATAACTATTCTTGAGGCTAAAGATTCTAGTGGTAATACATGGTATGAGGTGCCATATCTTGCTCAAGACTACATATTAAAGCCTGTACAAAACACAGCGGCTAACTATCCAAGCTTATATCAATATCAGAATCAAGTTCCTTACATGATTCAAAAACTAAGTGTACCTAGACGTTTTGTTTCTAGGTTTAGGGTAGATGAATCGTTAGATATAGAATTTGGCGCAGGTATAAATTCAGTAGCAGATACTGCAATAATACCAAATCCTAATAGTGTTAGTGTTGGTTTAACTGGTGGAGGGTTAAGTACTCTGTCTAGTTCATTTGACCCAACTAACTTTGTAACTACTGAGACTTATGGTCTAGCTCCTAAAAACACATCTATAACGTTTCAATATCTTATTGGTGGAGGTGCTTCTGCAAATGTTTTATCTAATCAACTTACAGAATTAGTTTCATATACTGTATCTGGTAACACAACATATCAAAATACTATTGTAACAAATAATCCTGAACCTGCAGCCGGGGGTGGAGATGGCGATTCTGTAGAACAGCTTAGATTTAACATAGCTGCAGAGTATCCAACGCAGCTTCGTGCAGTTACTCAAGAAGATTATCTAGCTAGAGTAATGTCTATGCCTTCTCAATACGGTGAAGTTGCTAAAGCTTATATCACAAAAGATGATGCTACGTTTAGAAACTATCAAAACCAAGACCCAGGTCAAAGAGATCCTCTATCAATAAGCCTATATGTTTTAGGATTGAATAGCCAAGGCCAACTAGATGTACCTTCACCAGCAATACTACAAAACATTCAAACATATCTGAAAGACTATAGAATGTTGACAGATGCTGTGAATATAAAGCCAGGGTATATTATTAATATAGGATGTAACTTTGATATAATTATTAGACCTAACTATACTAGCCAAGACGTTATTGCAAGATGTATTTTAGCACTACAAGACTTCTTTAATATAGACAACTGGCAAATCAATGAGCCTATTATTTTAGGTGATATTTACACAATATTAGATCAAGTTGAAGGAGTTCAAACAGTTAAGACAGTTAATATCGTAAATAAAACAGGTGAAGCTAACGGGTATTCTAAGTACGCCTATGATATATCTGCTGGTACATTAAACGGTGTAATTTACCCGTCACTTGATCCATCCATATTTGAAGTTAAATATTTAAACCAAGACATACAAGGTAGAGTCGTAACATTATAAAAGTAGAAAAATGGCCGTATATAAAATATTTGCTTCAGCTGATGCTTCTTTGTACTCTAGTCAACCTGCTAGAAATACAGGTCTTGACGAGATACTAGAAGTTAGCGTAAAAAATAGTAGTCAACCTTTAAATTATTTTGTAGACCCAGTTCCTTCTGAGCCACTTCTCCAAGATGATTTAAGAAGATCTCTTGTATTATTTAGTAATACAGATATAGATAAAATAAAAACATTTCAAACAGGTTCATGGAAAACTAATTTAAGACTTTACTTAGCTAATGCTGAGAATCTAACTAGTACTTACACATTAGAAATTAGAGAGGTTTCAGACTTGTGGACAATGGGTACTGGTAAATTATCAGACAATCCACAAACAAGAAATGGTGTTTGCTGGTATAGTACAGGTTCTTTTACAACTGCTGTTAATAACTGGACTAGTCCTCAATATTATTTAACTCCTGGTGGAGGATCTTGGACATTAAACTATGCTACTCAATCATTTGGGTATAAAGACAGTAAAGATATTGACGTAGATATCACTAATATATCTACTTCTTGGTTTTTAGGTACAGGTAATTATGGTGTAATTGTTAAGCACCCTCAAGCTATAGAAAACAATTCTGGTAGTTATATTGCCTTGAGCTTTTTCTCTGTAGATACACACACTATCTATCCTCCTACAATTGAAATGAAGTGGGATGATAGTTCATTTAATACAGGAAGTTTAAGTGTTATCAACAACTCTAATACCGTTATAACTCTAGCTAATAATACTGATACCTACAAATATGGTACAGATAGATATAAGTTTAGAATCAATGCTAGAGACAAATATCCTGTTAGAACATTTACTACATCTTCTTTTTATACCACTAATAAGGCACTTCCACAAACTTCATATTGGGCTTTACAAGATGTAAAGACAGAAGATATGGTAATAAACTTTGATACTTCGTATACAAAGATTAGTTGCGATGCAACAAGTAGTTACTTTAACATGTATATGAATGGTCTAGAACCAGAAAGATATTATAAGGTGCTTATTAGAACAACTTTAGCAGATGGAGAATCTTTTGAAGTAGATAATAACCTTATTTTTAAAGTAGTTAGATAATGGCAAACGTACAGTTAGTTAAGGAAATATATGGTATAAACACATATACCAAAGCTGTTGATACAAACTTTGAGGAGTTATTGACCCCAGAAGTTGTAGATACTGCACCTGAAATTACTGTAGACGAATTTTTTCAGTATTATCAAGACCTTTTCTTTGAGATACCTGTATCTGGATCCATAAACTCTCATACTTACCTAGTTGAGCAAAGCCAACAGTACATAGGAGGATCAGTTATAGATGCAGAAAAACAAGCACTTATTGAAGAGATTAATTCACTTCGCCAACAATTATTAGATTTAAACCAGTCGTTTACAGATATCAATAGCTTAATATAATGGAATTAGTTAATATAACATATTCTGGTGAAGGTAAACAGCCTATAGAACTAACTCCTATAGATAAGTCGTTAGTCACATCTAACTTTATTAACTCTAGCTTTGGAGCCGATGGTGATTATCTTGAGCTGTTTATATATGATCAATTAGGTCAACTGATAGACTATGATTATGATGCTTTTGACTACTATCCTTATTTACTTAATAATCCAAAGAACGATACATACTCTGCATTAACTTTAGAACCAGAAAAAGATTTAAGAAACAGAGGATTTAATAGAGGTAATCTAAATATACAATATAACTTTTATAAGAAGTTATTTAACTCTCAGTTTGGTACACAGTATTGGATAAAAGAAATATCACAAACTAGACGTGAAATTAAATTAGCGTCTCAAGTATTGTCCGATGCTGTAATAAGAGAGGGTTTTGCTCAATATCAAACATACATTACTACAAAAAATTACTATCCAATATTTTACCTTAACTTTGGAAGTAATCAAATTGTAACTGCAAATAATGTAGCTTTAACAGAAGATGAAGAAGGAGCTTACCTACTAATAAGACTATATGAGCCTCTTCCTACAGAGTTTGATATTAAAACCCAATTGTGGATCGTAGATAAAGTAGCAGAGTCAGTTAGTTTTAATGTAGATATTCAAGTAGAAGTAGATCCTCAACAAGATATTAACGGTCTCCGTGGGCCAGTAATTTAATAGCAAGCCCAGTAAGCTCATCATTCCAAAAACTATTGAGCTATTATCAAGACAGATCTGTTGACATTAATGTAGACTATACTAGCTTCTCAAATTTTATTCACTTCTCTAATGCAGAAGAAAGAGTTAGAAATTTTGTATACAAATTACAGTTAATAGAATCTAGTAGTGCTGATCTAGCTACACAACTTTCTATAGTTGGTGGATCTGGTAGCTTTACTATAGTTTCTTCTAGCATAAATGCCACTCAACAATATATTGATAATATTGTAAAGAATTTTGATATATACGAGTACTATCTTTATTTTAATTCTTCTAGTTGGGCGTGGCCAAAAAGTACGACTACTCAGCCTTATGCTTTGTATTCTGTGTCTTCTTCTCAAGCAGCTAACTTTCTAGGAAGCACTACAACCGTACCAACTGCCGCAACACAATCTTTATTATTTAGCGCTTCTTATTATGATTCAACCAATAAAGATGCTCTAAGATCAGTTATACCTCAGTACTTACTAGATGACTCAAATAATCAACCATATATCACTTTTGTTGATATGATTGGTCAACACTTTGATAATATCTGGCTGTACTATAAAGATGTATCTAATAGATACAATGCCACAAATAATCCTGATACCGGTATATCATTGGACCTCGTTTCTGACGCATTACGCGGCTTTGGTATGCAGTTGTATACAAACACTAACGTATCAGATAACCTCTATTATACCTTATTTGGTATCAATGAAGATGGATCACTTTTACCTCCTACTGGATCTGAAATAATTACAAGGTACGTTACTTCAAGTTTAACTACTCTTCCTGCTGCCACTATACAAGACGAATTATACAAAAGACTTTACCACAACTTACCTTACTTACTTAAAACAAAAGGTACAGAAAGAGGTATCAAAGCATTAATTGCAACCTATGGTATACCAGAAAGTATATTGACTGTTCGTGAGTTCGGTGGAAACCCTATTGGGTCTGTTGATGGGGTTTTAGACATAAACAGTTCAGAGTTTAAAGTAAATATAGCAACAGGTTCAGCAGGAATCGTAACAGGTAGTTTAGAG